GATGCGGTGATCGCGGCGGGCACCGCCGCGCTGGCGGTGGTCGCCGGCGATGCCGGGGTCTCCGGCAATCTTGCGCCAGGTGACAGCCTGACCTTCGTCAATCCGGTCGCGGGCGTGAATGCGGTGGCGGCGATCGCCGCGCCGGGGCTTTCGGGAGGCGCAGCCGAAGAGGATGACGCGGCGCTGCTCTCGCGGCTGCTCCTGCGCATTCGCACCCCGCCGCAGGGCGGTGCGCGCGCCGATTACGAACGCTGGGCGCTCACGCTGCCCGGCGCAACGCGGGCCTGGGTCTATCCGCAATATCTGGGCATCGGTACGGTCGGGCTGACCTTCGTGTTCGACGGCCGCGAGGATATCCTGCCGCTGCCCGCCGATCTCGACGCGATGGCGGCGGTGATCGAGCCGCTGCGCCCCGTCACGGCCGAGGTGTTCGTGTTCTCAGCTGTCGCGCTGCCGATCGACCTGAGGCTGCGGATCGCGCCCGACACGCTCGCGGTGCGTGCGGCGGTCGAGGCTGAGCTCAAGGACATGTTCGCGCGTGATGCCGCACCGGGCGGCGTCATCCGGCTGTCGCGGCTGCGCGAGGCGATTTCGGTCGCCGCGGGCGAAAGCTGGCACGATCTCGAGCTGCCATCGGCCGACATCATCGCCGCGCCGGGTGACATGCCGATGCTCGGCGACATCGAGTGGCTGGCATGATCGGCACGCTCAACGGCGCTCCGGCCTATGCCGCGCAGCTGGCCGCGCTGATGCCGCGCGGCCGCGCCTGGTCGCGCGATCCGGACAGCGTGCTGATGCAGCTGATCGATGCCTCGGCCGAAGCGCTGGCGCGGGTCGATGCGCGCTCGGGTGATCTCGCCGACGAAGCCGATCCGCGCACCACGCTCGAGCTCTTGGCCGATTGGGAAAACACCGCCGGCCTGCCCGACGACTGTTTCGGCGCGCCTGACAATGTCCCCGAGCGCCAGGTGGCGGTGACCCAGCGCATCACCGGTCTCGGCGGGCAGAGCCGCGCCTATTTTACCGAGCTGGCGGCGCGGATGGGCTATGCGATCAGCATCGACGAATTCCGCCCGGCGCGCTGCGGCGACCGCTGCGGGGTCGAGATCGGCGGCGCGGATCGCTCGTTCGTCTGGCGGATCAACGTTCTGCCGCTGGTCGACGATCTGCCCGAAAGCCAGTTCGTGCTGGCCCAGGCGCAGGTCGGCGACCGATGCGGCGTGCGGCTGCGCGGCTGGGGCGCGATCGACCTTGAATGCATCATCCGCCGCCACGCGCCGGCGCACACCACGGTGCTGTTCACCTATCGCATCGATCCCGACCCGCTGTTCTGGATCGACTTCACCCTGTGACGAAAGGACCAGCTCATGCATCGCGTTGATACGCCTGGAAATCTCAACGGCCTGTTCTTCGACGGCAACCCGGCCGCCGGCCAGCCTGCGACGCAGCTGCTCGCCGCCTGGCTCAACGACGTCCAGGAGAATATCGCCCGGGTGATCGAGGACGCGGGCATCGAGCTCGTCAAGGGCGAGTACACCCAGCTCTCCGACGCCATCGTCGCGATCGTCGCGGGTGCGGTCGGCGCGGGCGGTGCCAGCGTGCCGACCACTCGCCTGGTGAACGGTGGCGGACTGGTGACGGGCGGCGGCAATCTCGCGGTCGACCGCACCCTCACCGTCACCGCCGCCAGCGCGGCCGAGGTGGCCGCCGGCACCCGCAACGACGTGGCGATCACCCCGCTGTCGCTGCTCGGCGGATCGGGCGCGCGCCTGCTCCAGGCGACCGGCTATGCCACGCTGTTCGGCATCCTGTTCCAATGGGGCACCGCGACCGCGGCCGCCAACGGCACGACCAACGTGGTGCTGCCAACGACTTTCCCCAACCAGTGCGTGTTCGCCGATTTTTCGGGCGGCAGCATCGTCACCAATGCCCAGGACAACGACCCGGTTGTGGTGGGCCAGTCGGTCTCTGCGATCAGCGTGTTCAGCGCGCGCGATGACAATGTCGTCGGCCGTTATCTCGCGATCGGATTTTGAAAGGAAGCACGGCGATGGCCATTTTCTACAGCCCGGCGACAGGCGGTTTCTATGACGAGGCGATCCATGGCGCGCGACTGATCGACGACCCCGCCGACACCCGCAAAGCCGGTAAGGCCCGCCGCCGCCGCCAGATCGCCAATCCCGCCTGCATCATCCCGGCCGACGCGGTCGCGGTGTCGGCCGAGGAGCATCAGGAGATGATGGCGCAGGTGGGTGACGGCGCGAACATCGCATGGCGATCCGGGCGTCCGGTCGCGGTCAGTCAGCAGACCGATGATCCCAGCCATGCCATCGCGCTCCGCCGCCGCCAGCGCGATCGCCTGCTTGCCGCCAGCGACTGGACCCAGCTGCCCGACGCGCCGCTCGATCGGCAGCAGGTCGCCGAGGCGGCCGCGTGGCGCCGGGCGCTGCGCGACATGGATTTCGAGGTTGACGACGTGCCGGCCGCGCCGTCATGGTTCGAGCTGCCGGCATGAAGCGCCGCAAGACCGCCGCGCTGCCGGTGCCGCAGACCCGCGAGGAAGCGCTTCGCCTGATCGGCGACTATGCGGTCGAGCTGGAGCGGCTCGCGGCCGAAAACGCCGCCTATGACACCGCGCTCGCGCGTCTGAAAAAGTCGCACGCTGACGGGCTTGCCGACATCGAGGCGAAGGCGCGCCCGCTGTTCGACGCGCTGGCGGCATGGTTTTCGGCCAATCGCCAGGCGCTCACCGCCGGGCAACGCCGGTCGGTCGAGCTGGCCGGGATGATCCTGGGCGAACGGCGGACGCCGCCGGCGCTGAAGCTGCCGCGCGGCATGAAGCCCGAGGAAGCGATCGCGCTGCTGATCGCGGCCGATCGCTGCGAGCTCGTCCGGGTGAGCTATGCGCTCGACAAGGAAGCGATCGTCCGGCTGCTGACCGCGCCGGAAGGCGACGCCGCCATCGCCGGCATCGGCCTTGCCGCCGAGAGCCGCGACGAATTCTTCATCCAGCCGAAGGAGAAATCCGATGCTTAACCGCCTTTTCAGCCGCGCGACCGCGAGCTTCGACCCCGCGCGCAAGTGGCTCGCGGTCGTGCCCAGCGACACCGTGGATTTCGTCAACATCCCGAAGGCGCTGTGGGTCAACGCGGCCTGCACGCTGCGCCTGATGGGCGACGATAGCCAAGTCGAGGACTTTGTCGTCGCCGGGCCCGGCCCCGTGCCGCTCAGCCCGCGCCGCGTGTTCGCCACTGGCACCACAGGGGGTGTCGCGATCAAGGGGCTGTTCGATTGACCTTCAGAGGCGGGAACTGACCGGTGGCATCCTATAATTTCAGCCAAGCCGTCGCGACCAAATGGTCCACATTCGGCTGGACGGTGCTGCTCGGCGACGACACATGGGACGTGCAGACCGGCGGCGCTTCCGGCGTCGGCCGCAAGAACACCGGAACGACCACCAAAAACCTGATCGTCGAAACCGGCAGCCTTTCCAGCACTAGCCAGGCGCTGCGCCTCAAGCACAACACAACCGGATCGGGTCTCAACTGCGGTGTTTTCTGCTCGTCGAACGGCACCGACGCGTCAGGCTATTTCTGGTTCGCGCAGAGCACGACCGTTCTGCAGGTCCGCCGGATCAACAACGGCACGGTCACCACGCTGAACGCCAGCCTGACCGTTGCCAATGTCAACGACGTGCAGATGTGGGCGCGCGTCAACGGCGCGCAGGTCGATCTGGAAATCCTCGTCGGCGGCGTCAGCGTCTGGACCTATTCCGACACCAGCGGCAGCCGGCTCACCAGCGGCTATCCAGGTTTCTACAACACCACGACTTCGGTTTCGCCTTCGGTCGATGATGTTGTCACGACCCCGGTCGGCCCTTCGACGCTGCAGTCCTACGCGCTCGACAACCTCATTGTCGAAAACGGCGCGACGACGGGGACGCTGATCGGCAACTGTACCAGCCAGACGGCGGGATCGACGTTCAGCCTGTCCGACAACTGGGGCGGCCGCGTGACGATCAACGCGGCCACCGGCGCGCTGACGCTCAACACCAACTTGACGCTGCCCTATGCGACCGTGCCCTATGTCATCGTGGTCGAAACCCTCGCGGGCGCGACCGGCAGCCCCAAATCGACGACCATCCGGCTCGATCTCCAGCCGGTTTATGTCGCGCCGGTGACGCCCCCGTCGCACCTGTGGCCGGGCGCGAGCTGGAACGGGACCAAGACCAGCGGCGGCACCCCGCCCGCCAATCCGACGCTCGATCTGAACAAGCAGCGCCCCGGCATCCGGCTGTTCAGCCTCGATCTCCAGACCTGCATTCCGGGTCAGCCGGTCGATGTCTATGTAGCGGCGTTCTGCGACGGCGGCGTGGCGAAGGTCGAGGGCTGGTGCGAGGGCCGGGTCTCGACCGAATACGCGATGCGCAGGGTCAATTTCATCGGCGACGACGGCACGGCCAAGACGATCTGGTGTTATCACTTCCAGCTGCACCACGGCGACTTCGCGTCGGATGGCACGGCGGAGTGCTATTTCACCGCCTATCCCAACAAGCCCGACGCCGATATTCAGGTGATCGGCCCCTACACCTTCCACCGCGCCAGCACCGAGTTCCTGGTCACCCGCACGGTCAATCCCGGCCAGCCGATCACCGGCAACAATTATGCGACGATCCAGGCCGCGCTCAACGCCACCACGGCGGCGGGCACCTATCCCGCGCTCATTCAGGTGCAGCAATCGCTGACCGAGACGCTCAACTACGCCGTCAGCCCGACCCGCGAGGTCGATGTGGACAAGGTGATCCGCATCACCACCGCGACGGGGGTGGCGGTGGCGCTAAACGGCCCCAACGGCGGGTATAACAGCAATATCGACGTCCGCTGCAACGGGGTCGAATGGCTGGGCAACTTCACCTGGAACCGCGACACCTACTGGACGATCAACCACAACAAGACATACCCCTCGCGCACGCACTATCGCGGCAACCGTTTCGAGGGATCGACCCAGTTCAAGCTGTTCAACGGCAGGTCGGTGACGTTCCTGTCAACCCCGCCGACCACCAATCGCGAGACGCTCGACCGGGTGTGTTTTACCGAGCCGACGCTGTTCAAGGTGCCGGGCGGGTTCCAGTGCTTCATGGTGCGCAATCCGATCGAGGACACCACCGCACAGGACATGTTCGCAAACGTGCAGGCGAGCTGGGGCCTGATCGCGCGCAACACCGACGCCAGCGTGCACCACAGTCACACCAGCGTCGGCACGATCAGCTATACCGGCGCGGCGACCACCGCGACTGTTTCGAAAACGGCGGCCAACGGCTCGTTCAGCGGCACGTTGCTGCTCAGGGAAAACGGCGTCACCGTCCGCACCATATCGCTGGGCAACACGCCCGGCGGCGGGCAGGACACGCTGGAATGGGTGGCCAGCCAGATCGCGCTGCAACCCGGCTGGTCCTCCACGCTTGCCACTCAGACCGACCCGCGGCGCGCGTTCGGCGCGGCCTATCTCACCCATGCCAGCCAGTCGGCGTTCGGCGCGTTCACCGATCTCGACTGCAAGACCGCGCCGCTTGCCGTCACGGTCGGCAACGATCTGCACATCGATTTCACCATGCAGCATTCGACCGCTGGCACTCCGTTCCGCAATCTGGTGCACGTCAATCCGTTCGGCGCGAACCTGCCCGACGATGTGAAGGGCTGCCAGCTTGGCCTGGATGGCGTCATCGACCTGTTCGTCATCAATCCGGTGACCGACCATGCCGCCAACAGCAGCTATGTCTGGAACTTCGGCGCGCAATCGACCGACACGTATCGCAACTGCCATCTCTGGCACCTGACCAGCCCGCGCCAGTCGCTGCTGATCGCGGGCAACATGTTGTTGTCGAGTTTCCGCAACGGCATGTCGCGCCGGATCGACGGCACGCAGACGAGCTTTACCGGGAGCGAGCTGCGCAACTGGGCCTACACTGACGCCTCGACACTGCCGCCGACGACGAGCGGACTGACCCAGGACCCGGTACTGGGCAACATGTTCTCGGACGGCGGCGCGGGCAACGGGGCCAGCAACCTGCTGCCCAAGCCGGGCGGGCCGCTGACCGCCACGCCGCGCGCCTATGCGCAGGTGCCGTTCGACAACAAGGGCAACCAGCGCGCCAAATTCTCGGCGATGGGCGCGCTTGCGGCGCTGGCGGAATATGCCCCGCCCTCGATCCTGCCCAACGGCTCTCCGGGCATCATCGAGGGCGACAGCAACACCGCGCGCGGTTTCGGCACCAATCACATGAAATGGGCCGAGGTCGCGCTGACCGTGCTCGACGGGCGGCTGCGGCTGATCGCGGGTGGGTACCCCGCCAACGCCGGTTCGACGATCCGCTATACCACCGGCGGCACGACCGAGCTGGCCAACTCGATGTGGGGCCGTCACGTCGATAACATGGCGCGCGTCGATGCGCAGGTGCCGAGCGGGACCAAATGGTTCTACATGCACCTCATCGGCACAAACGGCGACGGCAACCAGAGCGGCGCGCTGGCCACGCTGGGGCAGATTTACGCTGATGTGCGCGCGCGCAGCGGCGTGGTGATCGGCGTCAAGTGCTTCTACCAGAAGAACCTCGGCAACGTCGCGTGGATCGATCAGCTCAACGCCTGGATAGAGGCGAACGCGGATATCGTCATCACGCCGACCTTCGCCGCCTCGGCCAACCCCGGCGACAATACCCACCTGTCCGACGCGCAGCAGATCACGCTGGGCCAGACGGTCGCAACCGTGCTGCGCGGCATTGTTCCCGAAAGCGAGCCGTGGCTCCAAGGCAGCGAGATACTGGCCGCGACCAGCAGCATGACCGCCGGCTTCGGATCGTTCAGCGCCAGCGGCGGCGCGGTGACGGGGGTAAAGCCCGCGAATTTCACTGCCGTGAGGGTTTCCGGCACAGCCACCGCCACGCTGTCCGAAACGACGCAGGAAGGCGAGCCGGCGATCCAGGTGACGATCGCCGCCGGCGGCGCGCAGACGACGTTCGAGTTCGAAACCGTGGTCAACGGCAGCTTCGCGCAGGGCGCGGTGATCGACGCTTATGCCAATTATCGCATCGTCAGTTCGAACCAGGCGACCGTGCCGTTTCTCGGCCTGATCTGCGAAGGCGACTGGCCGGGGCCGTCCGGTGCGGCGGCGGCTATCCCGGTCGCGGATTTCGCCGGACCCTATGCCTATCGCACGCTGCCGATCGCGCTGGCGTCGGCCAAGACATCGATTGCGCACACCACGCGGGTGATCGTCGCGGCGGGGCAGACGCTCACCTTCGTGATGAGCCACGCGGGGCTGCGCACGGCGGGTTCGGTGAGCGGCAGCGCGCCGGTGGCACTGACCGCGCCGGTGATGGGTGCGGCAACGACGGGCAGCACGCCGAGCAGCACGGCAGGCACCTATTCCGGCACGCCGGCGCCATCGGTGGTGCGCGCCTATTACCTCGAGGATGCGGTCGGCTCGGGCGCTTACAACGCGATTGCCGACAATTACAGCTTCGTCACCGGCGACATTGGCAAGCGGGTGCTGGTGATCGAGACCGCCAGCAATGTGGCCGGTTCCACCACGCAGACCAGCGCGCCGGTGACGGTGGAGGCGGGCGCGGCACCGCCCAGCGTGGCTGCGCGCCCGACGCTGACCTTTGGTTACCTGATCGCGGTCGCGTGATCGATGTGATCCCCGGTTGCGGGGGAGACCGGGGCGCGCCAACGCCCCAAGCCGCTGGTCAGCCCAGCCCGTCCGCACGGCGCGCCGTGCTTTCGATCCCCCGGCCCGCAGGCTGGGGGAGGAAGGCTATGGCAGCGGAATCTTCTCAGCGGCCGATTTCGACCGCATGAGAGGCCTCTTGGCGGGCCTTAAGGGGCGTTTGATCCTCTCGATCAACGACCGCTCCGAAGTGCGCGAGATAATCGCCGGAATGGCCATCGAGGAGGTCGGCGTTGGCTACCGGATCAGTGGCCGCGTGACATGGGCGCGCGAGCTGATAATCAGCGATTAG